CGCCGGCCCGAGGACGGTCTGCCGGTGCCCCTGCAGCTGCAGCTGCTCGAGCCCGATCACCTCGATCACAGCAAGACAGCCGAGCTGCCGGATGGCGGCTTCGTCCTGCAGGGTGTGGAGTTCGATCCGCTCGGCCGACGACGGTCCTACTGGCTGTTCCCGGTTCATCCGGGCGAAGCGGCGAGCTTCAGACGGCAGCGGCTCGTCAGCCAACGGGTGCCTGCGGACCGGGTGTTGCATGTGTTCGAGCGGTTGCGCCCCGGGCAGATCAGGGGCGTGCCGTGGTTCGCGCCGTCGATCGTCAAGCTCCGCGATCTCGACGAGTACGACGACGCCGAGCTGGTCAGGAAGAAGATCGAGGCCTGCTTCGCTGCCTTCGTCACGGGTGACGAAGACGGGGCGACGCTCGGGGCCAGCTCGACCGATGCCGAGGGCCGCCGGATCGAGCGCTTCGAGCCCGGGATGATCGAGTATTTGCCGTCGGGCAAGGACGTCCGCTTCGCCACGCCAGGGGCAAGTGGCGGCTACGCCGAGTACATGCGGGTCCAGCTGCACGCCATAGCCGCCGGGGTGGGCCTCACCTACGAGCTGCTGACCGGCGATCTCAGCCAGGTCAACTACTCCTCGATCCGCGCCGGGCTGATCGAGTTCAGGCGGCGCATCGAGGCGCTGCAGTGGCAACTCCTGGTCCCCGGGCTCTGCCAGCCGGTCTGGCGGCGGTTCGTGGCGGTGGGCCAGGCCACGGGTGCCCTCCCACCCGGTGCGATCGGCGCCGAGTGGACGGCACCGCGCTTCGAGGCCGTGGATCCCCTGAAGGACATCCAGGCCGACATCCTGGCGGTTCGTGCCGGGCTGATGACGCTCAAGGAGGCGATCGCGCGGCAGGGCTATGACCCGGCCAGCGTGCTGCCGGAGATCGCCACCACCAATGCCGAGCTCGACCAGCTGGGGATCACCCTCGACACCGATCCGCGCAAGGCCACCAGGACCGGCGCCGCCAAGCCGGTGGACGAGCCCGACGACAAGCAGGAGACGTCAGATGACTGAGGCCGCGCTGGCGACGGCTGCTGCGCCAATCCCGACGATGCCAGAGCATATCGACCTGCCGCTGCAGCATCGCCACGAGGTCCGGCTCCTGGGCGACAGCCTCGGCACCGAGAGCCGCACCGTCGAGGTGGTCTGGTCGACCGGCGCCGCGGTACGCCGCAGCGATCCCTGGACCGGCAAGCCTTACGACGAGCAACTGTCGCTCGAGCCCGGCCATGTCGATCTGAGCCGGCTCATGAACGGCGCGCCGCTGCTCGACAGCCATGCCGCCTATGCGTTGGCCGGCATCATCGGCGTGGTCGAGCGGGCCTGGATCGAGAACGGTGCGGCGGGACTGGAAGCCCGTGCCGTCATCCGCTTCAGCGAGCGGCCCGAGGTCGCCTCGCTCTGGCAGGACGTCAGGGCCGGGATCATCCGCCACGTCTCGGTCGGCTATCGGGTCCGGACCTACCGCATCGAGGAGGACGCCGATCCGCCGGTCTGGCGCGCCATCGACTGGCAGCCGGTCGAGCTGTCGCTGGTTGCTGTGCCGGCCGATCCCAATGCTGGGCTGAGGGGGGCCGGGCTGCGAAGCGAAGATCCCACGAATCCTTGCCGGCTGATCCGCCGGACCCATCCCCCGCGCACGGAGATCCGCGCCATGAATGACACCATCACCCGAGATGCACCGGCCGAGGCCGTCACCACTGATGACCAGGAGACCGAACCCGTGACCACCGCGACCGACGACACCGCGACCGAGGACGAGGCGAAGACCAACGTCGCAGAGCACGACGAGGCGCCGCCCGACGACGCCGTGGTGCAAGCCCCCACCCGGGCCATGCGTTCCGCCCTCGAGGCCCAGCGGCGGCAGGCAGCCCCGGCCCAGACCGTAACCCGTCAGGCTGCCCCCGACGCGACCGCCACCCGCGCCATCGCCGAGCGGGTCTTGAAGGACGAGCGCGAGCGCGTTGCCGGCATCACCGACGCGGCGCGGAAGCTCGGCGTCGACAGCACCGTGGCCGAGGACCTGGTCCGCCGCGGCATCGGCCTCGACGAGGCGAGGCGCACGCTGATCGACAAGGCGGCCGAGCATGACAGGAGCGTCGAGACCCGGCCGCATCATGTCCGGGCCGGTGGCCTCGACGAGGTCACCACCCGTCGCGCCGCGGTCGAGAGTGCCCTGCTGCACCGCTATGATCCCGGCCGCCATGCGCTCTCCGAGCCAGCCCGCGACTGGCGCGGCCTCAGCCTGATCGAGATGGCGAGGTCGCTGCTCGAAGCCGCCGGCGAGCGGCCGCGCGGCCTGAGCCGTGACGAGATCGCCACCCGCGCCCTGCACAGCACGTCGGACTTCCCGCACATCCTGGCCGCCGTCACCGGCAAGACCCTGCGTGCCGCCTATGACGCGGCACCCCGCACCTTCATGCCCATCGCCCGGCGGACTAGTGCCGCCGACTTCAAGCAGATCCACCGCCTCCAGCTCGGCGAGGCGCCACAGCTCGAGAAGGTCAACGAGAGCGGCGAGTTCAAGCGCGGCAGCATCGGCGAGGGCAAGGAGAGCTACCGGGTCGAGACCTGGGGCAAGGTGATCGGCATCACCCGTCAGGTGATCATCAATGACGATCTCGACGCCTTCACCCGCGTCCCCGCTCTCTTCGGCACCTCGGCCGCGACCCTGGAGAGCGACATCGTCTGGGGCATCGTCATCGACAACCCGGCGATGGCCGACGGCAACGCGCTGTTCCACGGGCTCCACAAGAACCTCGCCGGCACCGGCACAGCACTCGACGTCCCGAGCCTCGGCAAGGCCAGGACCGCGATGGCCAGGCAGACCGGGCTCGACGGCAAGACGCTGCTCAACCTCCGGCCGACCTTCCTCGTCGTGCCCGCTGCCCTCGAGCTCGCCGCCGAGCAGCTGATCGCGCAGAGCCTGGTGCCGGCCAAGACCACCGACGTCGTGCCCAACTCGATCCGCACCCTCGCGGTCATCGCCGAGCCCCGGCTCGATCCGGCCTCGGGTGCCGTGCCCTGGTTCCTCTTTGCCAACCCCGCCTCGATCGACACGATCGAGTACGCCTATCTCGAGGGCCAGGACGGGGTGTTCATCGAGAGCCGGACCGGCTTCGACGTCGACGGCGTCGAGATCAAGGCCCGGCTCGACTTCGGCGCCAAGGCCATCGACTGGCGCGGCATGTTCAAGAACGCCGGCGTTACCCTGAGCTGATCGCTCGCCTTCCCATCCAACCCATCCCAACACGAGGAGCCAGAGATGGCCAGGAACCATATCCAGCCGGGGCGCGTGCTGACCATCCCGGCCCCCACCGGCGGTGCGCTCTCCGGTGCGCCGGTGCTGATCGGCACGCTCTTCGGCGTCGCCCAGCACGATGCCCTGGAAGGAGCCGACCTCGAGATCCTGACCGAGGAGGTGGTCGAGCTGCCCAAGGCCGCCCCGCTCGTCATCGGCATCGGCGACCGCCTGTTCTGGAACACGACCGACAGCGTGCTCGACAAGACCGCCGCCGCCCAGCTCTGCGTCGGCATCGCGGTGGCAGCGGCCGCCTCGGCCGACACAGTCGTCCGGATCAAGCTCGGCGCCGTCACCCCGGCCGGGACGTGACGGCGTTCGCTGCCACCACGGACGTGCTGTTCGCTGACCCGCATCTGGCACGGGATGCCGTCTATCGCCCCGCCGGGGCTGGTGACGGCATCCCTGTCCGGGTGATGCTGCGCCGGCCGGATCAGATCGAGAGCTTCGGCGAAACGCGCCTCGCCAGCAGCACGACAATGCTCGACCTGCGGTCCAGCGAGGTGGCCGAGCCCGCGGCCGGCGACACGCTGGAGCTCGAAGGTCGGACGGTCGTCGTCCAGGGCACGCCGCTGCTCGACGCCGAGGGTCTCGTCTGGACCCTCGACACAAGACCGGCATGAAGCTCACCGCCACGACCATCGGCAGCCTCGGGCAGATCATGGCCGAGGAGGTCAGGGCCGGCGAGAAGGCGGCGACCGTTGCCGTGCGTCAGGCCGGAGAGGGCCTGAAGTCTGCCTGGCGGGCGCAGATCGTCGGCGCCGGACTCGGGACACGGCTCGCCAAGACGATCCAGAGCCAGGCCTATCCGCGGTCGGGCCAGAGCCTGAACGCCGCGGTGGTCGTCTGGTCGAAGGCACCGGTGATCGTCGGTGCCCACGACACCGGCCCGCTGATCCGCTCGAGGAACGGCTTCTGGCTGGCGATTCCGACCCCAGCCGCCGGCAAGTCGCTGCGCGGCGGCCGGATCACGCCGCGCGAGTGGGAGCGTCGTACCGGCCTGCGCCTGCGCTTCGTCTATCGACGGTCAGGCCCCAGCCTGCTGGTGGCCGAGGGGCGGCTGAACGCGAAAGGCCGCGCCGTTCGTTCACGGTCGAAGACGGGGCGAGGTGCCGCCACGGTGCCGATCTTCCTGCTCGTCCCGCAGGTCAAGCTGCCGAAGCGGCTGGATCTGGCGCGGGATGCCGTGCGCGCCCACGGGGCCTTGCCGGGGTTGATCGTCCGCAACTGGTTCTCCGCAGGTGACAGAGGTCGCTGATGTCTCGACGCGAGCAGATCCTGGCAGCTCTGCTGCAGCGCCTGCAGATTAGCCTCGCCGCCACCGTCCGCCGCAACGAGGTCCTGCCCGAGCGTGTGCCGGTCGAGGCCCTGGTTATCCTGCGCGACGGCGATGCCGGCGAGCCTGATGTCACGCTCAACCCGCGCAGCGAGTTCTACAGCCATCGGGTCGAGATCGAGGCCTACCTGCCGCGCGATGCCACGGGCGGCGGCGAGGCGGCACTCGATACGCTGCTCGGCTCGATCAGCACGGCGCTGCGGAGCGATCCCTCGCTCGGCGGCCTCGCCGAGAATCTTGTCCCGTCGGCCCCCGAGACCGGCGCCCTCGCCATCGAGGGTGCAGCGCCGATCCTGACCGCGCGCCTCGTCGTCACGGTCGAGTACCTGGTGAGCGACCCGCTCGCCGTCTGAGCTTCTAATGGAGATCTGCGATGCCCAAGGTGCGCGCCTACGGCGCGGACGCCACGCTGAAGGCTTGCCGCGAGGCGGCTTACGGCGCGGCACCGCTCGCCGGCTATCGAAGCCTCGACTTCAAGTCGACGGACCTGTCCTCGGCGCAGCCGCTCGGCGACGACCCGCTGCTGGGCCGCGGCCGCAACGCCCAGGATCCCTATCGCGGGCTCGTCACGGACGAAGGGCAGCTCGACATCCCGCTCGATCTGCGCGGCACCGGATTCTGGCTGACGGGCCTGTTCGGCGATCCGGTGACCACGGCCGTCGCGGCAACGGGCGGGATCACCTTCGCTTCCAACCCGTCGCCCGGCGATACGGTCACCCTGAACGGCACGGTCTGGACCTTCGTCGCCGGCACGGCCTCGGGCAACGAGACCGAGATCCAGAGTACCTTGATCCAGACCCTCGACGCGCTGGTCGACGACCTGAACGGCTCGGCCGATGTCGAGATCGCCAAGTGCAGCTATGTTCGACCCACCAGCACCGAGACGATGGCCATCGCCTTCGACACGGCGGGACCGACCGGCAACGCGTTCACCGTTGCCGCTTCGGCAGCGACGGTCTCGGCCACGACCCTGACTGGTGGCGGCTATGCCCATGTTTGGGAGAGCGGTGCCGACGACATCCCGAGCTTCACGATCGAGGTCGGCCACCCCAGGCTGACCACGCCGGTGTTCTTCCGCCACCTCGGCACCGTCGTGGAGAGCCTGAACTTCGAGATGGGCCAGGAAGGACCCGCCAATGCTCGACTCCAACTGGTCGCGCAGGGCGAAGAGCAATTCGCCGCAACCATCGACGCCAGCCCCGATGCCTTCTCGCTGCGCCGGTTCAGCCAGGGCCGCGGCTTCATCCGCCGGGGTGGTTCGGCGCTCGCCGGCGTCACCGGCGGCAGCCTGACCTTCTCGAACAACCTGGAACGTGTTCGCGTCATCCGTGAGGACGGCAAGATCGAGGCAGCCGATCCCACGTTCGCTTCGGCCGAGGGGTCGATGTCGGTGCGCTTCGACGGCGCCACGCTGGTGGCCGAGGCCGCCAATGGCGACCCGGTCAGCCTGGAATACGGATTCAGCTTTTCCGAGGGCTATGCACTGCGCTTCGAGGCGCCGCGGGTCTTCCTGCCCAAGCCCAAATACGCCGTCTCCGGTCCCGGCGGGGTCGAGGCCAGCTTCGACTGGCGCGCCGCCTTCGACGACAGCGAGGGCACCATGCTGCGCGCGCACCTGCTGAACGACGTCGCCAGCTACACATGAGGACCACCCCATGATCCGTCTCGACCTTTCCCGCGAGCCGCGCTGGCTCGATCTCGGCCACGGCGTGCGCCTGCGCGTCGCTCCCCTGACGACCTCCTTGATGGCGGCCGCCCGCAGCGACCCCCCGGTGACCGGCCTGGCCGAGGGTGCCTCGAACGAGACCATCGCGGTCACCATGGCCAAGGCCCTGGCACGGCTCGTCGTGCTGGATTGGGAAGGCGTCGGCGATGCAGCCGGCGAGCCGGTGCCGGTCACGCAGGAGGGGATCGACGCACTCCTCGACATCCTGCCGCTCTTCGAGGCGTTCCAGCTGCGCTACGTCTCCAAGGGCCTGCTGCTGGAAGAGGAAAAAAACGGATCCGTGCCCTCAGCCAATGGCACTTCAGCGGGGGCGACCGATACTGTAGCGCCTGCACCGGCATCTGTGCCGAGTGCCCCGCCGTCCTGAACCGGCCGCTGACCATCGAGGGCTGGCAGGTCTGGGACCTGGCGCAGCGGCTCTCGGGCCAGCTGCGTGCCGTACCCGGGGCCATCCTCGGCCTCGACATGACAGCAGCGCTCGCAATGGCCGATGCCCTAGGCATCGACCTGCTGGCCTGCGCCGAGCTGCTGCCCGAGGTGGAAGGCATGATGGTGCGCGGCCTCAACGCACAAATCCGAGCTGAGCACGACGGCTGAAATAGAAAGGCCCCGCAAAATGCGGGGCCTTTGCGAGGATCCGTCGGGATAGAACGAGCCGTCCCCGCCAATCTCACTCCAGCAGGCTGGGGAAGACCTCTCTTGCGTTGCCTTGCCGCGTTTCCACGGGACGAAGTCCTAACGCTCTTGCGCCTCTATCAAGCGCTTCCCCGGAGAGCCGTGGTTATCCCCGCCGTGGGGTTTTCCGGGCTATTCAAAAGTTTGGTCACGAGAGACCTCCTTTCTCCTAGCCAGACGAGCATACGGTATTTGCGACCAACGCTTCAAGTTCTTGGGGCACACGAGATTGAAGTCGCATTGATTAGCCCTCTCTGGACGTAGCGCGATGGTTGAAAAACGCGTTTCGGTTCGCCTCGCCGTCGTCGGTGGCCGCGAGGTCCGTGCCGAGTTGCAGGGCATCGGTGAGGCCGGTGAGAGCAGCATGCGGCGCCTGTCGCGCGAGATGGAAGCGGCCAACACCCGTGTGGCGGCCTTCTATCGCCGGCTGCAGATCGCGGCAGCAGCCGCGGCCACCGCCTTCGCCGCCGGTGCCGCGGCGATGATCCGCTCGGGGCTGCAGGTCGTCGATGCCCAGGCCAAGCTCGCCCAGTCGCTCGGCACCACCGTCGCGAGCATCCAGGTCCTCGAGCGCGCCGGCGAGCTGGCCGGTGTCTCGATGTCCGGCATCGAGCAGGCGACCAAGGACCTCACCCGCCGCCTCAGCCAGGCGGCGGCGGGCACGGGTCCGGCCATTGCTGCCCTGGAACGGCTCGGCCTCTCGGCATCCACCCTGCTCGCCTTGCCGCTCGACGAGCGCGTCGGGCGGATCAACCAGGCGATCCTCGACTTCGTGCCGGCGGCCGAGCGCGCGGCCGTCGCCGGACAGCTGTTCGGCGAGGAAGGCAGCATCGCCATCTCCCGGATCGACACCGGCACGCTGCGGCAGGCGACCGAGGATGTCCGCGACTTCGGTGTGGTCGTCTCCGAGCAGGACGCCGATCAGATCGAGCGCACCAACGATGCCATCTCGCGGCTCGGCCTCATCTGGCGCGGGCTGTCGAACCAGCTGGCCGTGGCCGCCGCGCCGGCGCTCGAGGCGGTCGCCGATGCCTTGGCGGCGCTGTCGCGCACGACGGGCCCGCTCGGCCAGGCCATTCGGCTGCTGTTCGACAATATCGGCCGGCTGGCGTCGAGTGCTGCTGCCTTCGCCGCCTTCATCGCCGGCCGCTGGGTTGCCGGCATGGTGGTCGCCGCCGCCTCGGTGCGCGGCCTGGCAACCGCGCTGGTTTTCCTGCGCGGTGCTCTCATCCGCACCGGGATCGGTGCTGTCGTCGTGGCGGCGGGCGAGCTGATCTACCAGCTCGGCCAGCTGGTCCAGGCCAGTGGTGGCTTCGGTGCGGCGCTCGGTCTGCTCGGCAACGTGGCGGACGAGGTCTGGGAGCGGATCGGCCTCATGGTCGAGGTGCTGCAGAGCCGGATCGCCACCGCATGGCTCGGCATCCGGGCGAGCGTCGCCGACGCGTTGCAGGCGAGCCTCGAAGCCGTCGTCGGCTTCGGCAACGGGGCGATCAACACCTTCCAGGGCGCGTTCGACGCCATGGTCGTCATCTGGGGCAACCTGCCAGCGACCATCGGCGACCTGACGATCCGTGCCGCCAACGCGCTGATCGCCAGCCTGGAGGCGATGCTGAACGGTGCCGTTGGCGGCATCAACAAGCTGCTGGAGGGAGTGAACGCTGGTCTTGCGGCCATCGGCATCGAGCGCACGATCACGCTCGTGCCGAAGATCGATCTCGGGCGGATCGAGAGCGACGTCGGCGGTGCCGCAGGTCGCGCTGGCACGGCAGCCAGCGAAGCCTTCGCGGCCGCGTTCGAGACCAATGCCTTCAACGCGCCGGACTTCGGCCTTTCGGCCTTTGCCGAGGATGCGGGCGCGGCTGCGGATGGTGCCCGTGACACCGCAACGGCGCTCGGCGAGCTGGCCGGTGCGCCGCTCGCCTCCGTGGCCGCGCTGCGTGAGGCCATGGCCGGCACCCATACCGAGATCGACAACGCGGCAACAGCGACCCAGCGTCTCGACGCGGCCTTCGCGGCGATCGGCGGTGCGGGCGGCGGCTCGGCAGGAGAAGCCGGGGCCACGACCGGATCCGCGGCGGGTGCCGCGGAAGCCAGCCGGACCGCCGGCCAGGCAATCGGCGCTGCCGCGGACCAGGCCGCGACCGGCTGGGCCGTCGTTCGTGACGAGCTGGCTCGCTATGCCGACGACGCGATGGCATGGGGCAAGGAGCTGGGCAGTGTCCTCACCGGCGCCTTCCGCAGCGGCGAGGACGCGCTCGCCAGCTTCGTGGCCGGTGGCAAGATCGACTTCCAGGGCCTCGCCGACAGCATTCAGGCCGACATCACCCGCATCGCCATTCGCTCGGCGATCCTCGGGCCGCTGGCCGGGGCACTCGGCGGCTCGGGTGGCGGGTTCCCTGGCGGCCAGTCTGGTGGCGGCGGGTTTCTGGCGGGCATCTTCCACCAGGGCGGCGTCGTGGGGGACCCTGCCCCGCAGCATCTGGTTCCTGCCTTGGCGTTCGCCGGCGCACCTCGTCTCCATGACGGCGGCATGGCGGGTCTGCGCGCCGACGAGGTGCCGGCGATCCTGCAGCGCGGCGAGATGGTCCTCTCCCGGACGCAAGTTGCCGCGATGGGCTCGGCGCGGGACACACAGCGTCCGGTCAACGTGGTGATGAACATCTCGACGCCGGATGCGGGCAGCTTCCGCCAGAGCCAGGGTCAGATCGCGGCTGACGCCGCCCGTGCGATGCAGCGGGCACGGCGGAATCTTTAGGCGGCGGGATAAAAAAGCGCCGGCGCGCTCGGAGAGCGGCCGGCTGAGTTGCACCAGGGAGAATGAGGTAGAGGCAGAAGAAGAAGAAGCGGCTGCTTGGGTCGGTACGAGTGTGCGACGAGATCGCCCGCACAACTGAAGGAGCATCGACGATGATCACGACCTCGATGCGCGGCAGACCCTGCAGGCGGGGGCCGGCTGCCGCTGGCGTCCTGACGCTGTCGTGAGTGGATTCGGCCGGGCGCAGCGCCACCTGACCATACAGTGGTTTATCCGGGTGGCCCTGCCGATCAGTCCGCGAACGATCGTCTCCCGGGATGGGAGCGACGATCCGGCGGGGGTCGGGCCGCTCGAGGCGGAAGGATCGGGCATGATCAAGCGGCGGTACTACGTCGGCGGTGTGGCCGCGCTCGGCGCGGTCGCGGCGGCGGCAAAGCTGTTCTCCGGAGGCGGTGGCTCGTCGACCGCCAGGGCCGTGACGGCCGAGAGCGATTTCGAGGTCACCAGGAGCGAGGAGGAGTGGCGGCGCATCCTCACGCCCGAGCAGTACAGCGTGCTGCGCCAGCACGGCACCGAGCGGCCGTGGACGAGCCCGCTGGACAATGAGAAGCGCGCCGGCACCTATCCCTGCGCCGGTTGCGGCAACCCGCTGTTCTCGTCGGAGACGAAGTTCGACAGCGGCACCGGCTGGCCGAGCTTCTGGGCGCCGATCGAGGGCGCGATCGGCGCCTCGCAGGACAACGGCCTGTTCATGGTCCGGACCGAGGTCCACTGCGCGCGGTGCGGTGGATACCAGGGCCACGTGTTCGAGGATGGCCCTCCGCCGACCGGCCTCCGCTACTGCATCAACGGCGTGGCCTTGGACTTCCGGTCGGCCGCGCCGGCGTAGCGCAAGCGGGTGGTGCATAGCCGAACCACGGCACGGAAGAGACGCCGCGTGACGAAGAGGGTGCGATAGCAGCTCAAGCGGCAACAGGGTCCGTCCTGGAGCCTGTGGCAACGATCTGCAGCAAGTCGTCTGGCGCCGGGAGCTGAAGGGCGAGCGCGTCCTCGACAGGGCCGGTGAGCCAGGTCTCGCAATCCGCCTCGGACGTCAGAATGAGCGGCATCGCCTTGGCATGGATCGGCCGAACCGTGTCGTTGGCGGCGGTGGTGAGAAAGGCGAACAGCTGGTGCTCGCGTTCCTCGCCCTTCCGCTCGCCGGTCCACGGCCGCCAAATGCCGGCGAACCAGAAGAGCGGCCGCTCATCGGACAGGGCGAACCAGTGGGTGACCTTGAGCCGGCTGTCGGTCCACTCGCAGAAGCTTGTCACCGGCACGAGGCAGCGCTGCTCGGGCTTCAGCCACGGCCGCCAGAAGCTGCTCTCGAGGTTGCGGACATTGGTGACGGGCCGTGACCCGACCTTTGGTGGTGGCGGAAGGCCCCAGCGCAGCATGGCGAGCTCGCGCACCCCATCCGCGGCGGTGCGCACGATCGGCGCCAGCGTGTCGGGATAGATGCCGGGCAACGGTGCGAGATTGCCGGCCAGATCCCGCATCACATTGGCGAGCCGGCCGATCTCGTCCTGCGAGCGGGTCAGCGAATAGAGGTTGCACATCGCAGCGAAACTACCGCGTCGAGGAGCGCGGGGCCAGATCGGCGGTCCCCATGCTTCGCTGTGGCGCCACACCGCGCGCGCTCACTCCCGTGATGCCATGGTCACCAGGATCCGGTTGTCCTGGCGATTGCCGCATGACGAGCAACGCAGCTTGCGCTCGAGGTCCATGAGCCGGGTGTGGTGCGGCCGGCCATCGCCCAAGGCAGTGACATCGAGGCGGCCCTTGTGACCGCAAGTCGGGCAGCTCACCGTGATCATGTGCCAGCGCCGCAGATCGGCGAGCCTGATCGAATAGCGTGGCGGTATGTTCCCTTTTTGTTCCATGACCGATCGCTACCGCGCGCAGGCGGCGCTGACAAGAGCAGGCAGGCATGAGCGGCTTTCACGAGGTGCAGTTCCCGCCGGACATCTCCTATGGCGCGTCGGGCGGTCCGGGCTATTCGACCACCGTGGTGACGACGGTCTCGGGCCACGAGCGGCGCAATGCCAACTGGGCGATGGCCCGCGGTCGCTGGAACGTGGCGCATGGACTGAAGAAGCGGGAACAGGTGGCGGAGCTGATCGCCTTCTTCCGGGCGCGCCGGGGCCGCGCCTACGGCTTCCGCTTCAAGGACTGGGCCGACTACCAGGCCCTGGCGCAGAGCCTCGGGGTCGGTGACGGGACGAGCAAGACCTTCCAGCTGCTGAAGCTCTACCCGAGCGGCGGGGTGGTCGAGACGCGGCTGATCAGCAAGCCGGTCGCCGGGACGGTGAAGGTCTATCGCGACGGTGTCGAGGCGACTACGGGCTGGAGCGTCGACACCGCGACGGGGCTGGTCACGTTCACGACGGCTCCCACAGCCGGAGTCCAAATCACCACCGACTTCGACTTCAACGTCCCGGTGCGCTTCGACAGCGACCAGATGGACGTTACCATCGAGACCTGGCAGCTCGGTAGCTGGGGGCAGATCGTGCTTGTCGAGCTCAGATCATGA